CGGTGACACTGAAGTTATTTGGTGTCCAATTATTCGACCCCGCAGAGTCCTTCCCTAGTGTGGTGGCGGTTGCTGCCGAGTTGTCCGCGAAATCGAGGTGCCAGCCATTGGTCCCGTATGATCCGCCGCTAAAAGCTTTCGGGATGAGCTGGCCGGTGGTGGCGTCGGTGGTGGTGAAGCTGCTGGGGTCAAGTGCTTGGCCGTCGATGAAGTAAACGTCGGCTAGGTATGCGTCTAAATAGCCAGAGTTGCCAGCGTCGTAGCCAATGCGATGCGCAACAGCAGAGTTTATAACGCTGGCCTGAGACGAATCTGGATATGTGACTGTATTAAATGCAGTAATACGATTGCCGTTGATGTACACCCTAAGACGGTCAGTTGAGGTGCCATTTGCGGAGTCGTAAACAAATACTAAATGGAACCATGCACTTACATCCCTGAAAACAGCCGTTGTCTGCAAAACTGCGATGGTGCCGCTGGTCGGTCTATTGGCAAACCTGACTCCATTATCAGAAAAATCTAAATACGCATAATTAGAGCCTGACCCAGCGTCAAAAATTCCGCGATAATCGGTAGAAGTGGTGTTAAGAGTCTTTTTGATCCAGCCAGCCCACGTCCATGCCGTGCTTGAGGTAGGCGTTGAAAATGTACGAGGTCCTAGATATGCAGAATCCGGGGAATTGAAGCGGAGGGATCTACTCACCCCGGTGGCCGATGCAGCCGGTGCAGTGAGCAGGAGGTTGTTGTTAATCACGCTCATTTCACGTCGCTAACAAGGCGGGCAGTAATGCGGGTGGAACTTTCCACGTAGTAGGCCAACACATCCACAGCGCTGGCAGTTGTGGTGAGTGTTGGTGCGGTGCCGCCTGGGAACTTCCAATACGACCCATAGGCCAGCGTGCGGCTACCGGTGGCGTCCTGGGTGATCACGATCACGCCACTTTGCCCTGCCGTCAGGTTGTTGGGGTTGGCCAGCGTTCTCGATCCACCGAGCGTGACCGAGTAGTTATTGCCGAGGCTGAAATCTGGGGTGATGGTGGCGCCATCGGTCAGGGCGGTGATTGCTCCGCGTTGGGCGGCCGTAAAGCTCTGCGCCGTGGCTAATGCTGCCCTTGTGGTATCCGTCGGGTGGACGTGATCTGCCCTGGCATACCGAGTGCTGGTGCCAACTGCCGCAGTCCCGTTAATGACCGGCGTTGCCGCTGCCGCTTGCGCCAACACGTAGGCCGTTGTGGCCAGCTGGGTGGTGTTGGTGTCTACCGCTGCCGTCGGTCCTGCAGGTGTGCCCGTGAACGTGGGTGATGCCAGAGCCGCAAGCCCAAGGTTGGCGCTGGTTGTGTCACCCACCACAACCCACGCATTATTTGCCGCGTTGCGGATCCGAAGCAGCGCTGGCGTAACGCTGGTATCGACCCACAACATATAGGCATAGGTTGTGGTTGGTGCCGTTGATCCAGAGTTCAGCGTCGCTATGGCACCAAGCAATGTGTTCAGGTCTGACCTGAACAAAGCCCCGCTTTCGTTGGGAATGTTGTACTGAGTGGCTTGGCTCATGCGATTTGCCTGCCGTGACCCACGGCCTGATAGTCGAAGACCTTACTCACAATGCTACCCCCGCCATTTCGGAATGTGACCTGGAACCCGGTGCGTGTCGCGTTAGAAACCGTGAAATACCCACCAGTGCCGAGATCCTGGGCTGTAATGCCGATGCTGGGCACGTCATAAAACGCGGTTGGGAAGGTCACGGTGTAGGTGCTGCTGCCGCTGGTTAGGTTCCGTTGCAGCTCGGTGCGGCGTTGGAATTGCGTGATCACACCAAGCTGTTCAACGACCAAATTCTGCCCTGGGTTTGAAGCATTGGCCACCAGCTTGAATTGGAAACCACGGCCGCGGCTGGTGTTGTTGATAAACGGTTGCCAATCGGACCACGTGGGTGAGCTGCTGGGGTTGTTGTTGGTTGTTCGCACGTAGAGGCTGGCATTGACTGAACCAAGATCGTCCCCATCCACGGCATCCCAATCATCAACCAAAGCAATGCGATCATCCCAGTAATTACCGGGTTCAAACGCACGGCTTTTTAAAACTGACAACAGGTCAACGTCATAGACACCGCCAAGGTCCAGCGTTGAAGCAAATTGGTAGTTTCCTTCGCTGACTGACCCGCCGATGTAATCGATGACACCCAGGCCATCCCAGTTACCACTAGGCGCCATGCTATCCACAAGTGTTTGAGCCGTAAGAGTCAGCCCGCCTTCACTGGTGTTGTAAACCATGAAGGAAGAGGTCCCGGCAAAGGGTGGGCTGCTGGTTTCTTCTTCGTATTGCTGGATTAGGAACGCATCTTGTGGGGCGGGGAGACTGACCACCACGCTGGCGGTATCAGCAGACTCGTTGCCCAGCGAATCAACCGCCCGGATGAAGTAGGTGCCCGCAAGCAACGGCACAATTTTGCGGGTGGCCGAGCCAGGCACCGCCGGCACCACATCGTTTGATTGACCCCAGCTGGCGGTGTTATCGCTTAGCGGGCAATGCCGAATCCTGATCTCGCCGCCGATCCGCACGTCAATATCCACGGCTTGAGGCCAGTACAGCTCGGCGCTCTTGTCATCAATTGGCGCAATGAACAGGTCTGGAATGGACTGAGGTGGTGCGGTCTTGCCGATGGCGTTGAAACTGAGCAAGCCAGGGGATGAACGCTTGCCGCTAGCGCCAATGGCATACACCTCAATCGAATAGGTACCGACATCGCTGTTAATGATTTCAGCGTCAGGAGCGCGAGTGGTAATTGAGGCGTAGTTTCCGTTATTGAGGCGATAGCGCAGTTCGTATTGGGTTGTGCGACTTGAAGGCGACCAGCTGACAATGATCTTTTGCTGAACCTGGCCGTTGCTTTCGTACAGCACCTCAAGTGCCTGGACGTTCAGCGGTGTTGACGGTGGTTGATTAAGGTCGCTGACATCCCGATATTGCAGCGGCACGCCCCTTTCAATGTAATCGTATTTTGTGGAGTTATATGAAAGTGCCGAAATCGCATAGGTGGCGCCGTCTTGTTCTTGTACTCCCAGCACGCGCCATAGCGACAAGCTAACGTTTGCATCACCGAGGCTGTAGGGTGCGCCAGCAACGGGCGCTTGAGATAGGGCGGTGCCAGGGGTGACAATGTTGCCACTACTGGTGGAACCATGGGCAATCCCAAGAGTGCCATCGGGCAACATTACGTTTAAAGTGAAACCCTGCGTGATGTCTGTAATTTCACGATCAAGCACCACGCGGTTGATGGTGGAACCAGCCGAACAACGCCCAGAGCGAACAACACCAGCGCGAGCAGGATCAGCAATTTTGATAATGTCACCTGGCCTGACAGTTGTGCCAGCGGCAATATCAGTGGTGAAAGTAACCGTCTCTGTTTCGTTTTGTTCAGAGTAGATAATCCATTCGCCAAGTCTTCGCGCTTGGCCGCGGCTGGTGCAACCAAAAGCTTCGACTTCAGTTTTAACAACGCCAAACTTGTCGATGCCCTCTTTGTCTTCGACAACCTCCCAAGCCTTGTCCCTTAGGTCGAGGTCAAAATATGAAACCGCAACAACCGTGTGCCTGGTCTTAAGACTGCTGCCGCTGTAATTGAAGCCAGCCTCTGTGCAATTGGATTGGTTGAAAACATAAGCAAAATCCGCTGGGGCATCCTGCGAAAGGGTAAGGCTGCCAGCCGACCAAAATGGCATCACACGCATGGTTGATGCCAAGCTATTGATCAATTTAAAAGCTTCGTCTTGCGTTTGGATATTGACGTTACAAGAAAACCTTGGCTCTTTACCGCCTAGGCCATCATCGACCAAAGCTGAGGCATACTGACTGCAAGAGTAGAAACTCCATTTATCAAGCTGGTTGGCATTAACGTGATCCCCCAGGCCATAGCGTTTTGAAACAAGTAAATCCCACAAAATCCAAGCAGGATCTGAACACCATTTGGCGGCCTGAAATGTACCGTTCCAGACTCCGCTATAGATTAGACGCCCATTGTCGGGATCGACCGAAGCATTGCTGGGGATGGCAACTTTGATGCCACGGATTCGGTAGCTCCGAGTTGGAATCGAGCTGAATTGCTCGGCGTTAATTTTCAGGCCGAATAGGGCGCTGTTGGGATAGGTAGTCTTGGCGTTGATCTTTTCGGTGTAGGAAGCCCAATAGAGATCGTTGTTAACGGTTTCGCCGTTGGTCCCAGATGCCGGCGCATCATCTGTGACGCGCACCACACGGATATTGACCGGGGCTGCATGGGTCAGTGTGATCAACTGCTTGCGTTGGTACAGGTCAGCAGTCCGACCTGTAATGGAGTCAGTGACCACCGTGGTGTAAGGTCCGCCGCTATAGCTTGTTTGGATTTGGTAGGTGACTGACGATCCTTCGACGTTGCCGTTGTTTTTGAAAACCTGTAGCGCAGGCACCGAAAGCGTCACCCGCACTGACGTGACATCCGTGTCAGTGATTGACCGTGTTACCGGGACATTCTTGCCAACCTTGACATTGACCGAGTGCTCTTGCTGGTTGGCGTCGCCAATGATGTCTGTATAGGATTGGTCCTGTGTGCCTTTGCGAATTGCAAAAACCGCGTTGGAAACGTCGAAGTTGTAGTCGGAGGCTTGTACATTATTGACATCAGCCTCTTCACGCAGCACGGGGGTGTTGTTGAAATAAACGTTCTTCAACGCTGCCCGGTTGTATTGATCAGTGCCCCAGGTGTAAGCCCTAGCTGCGGGGAAACCTTCAATCTCACCTTCGCTGAGAAGATCGAGGATCCGGGCTACTTGTGTTGAGTCAAGATTATCAGGCGCAACGCTTGCGCCACCACCGCCACCACTTCGGCCGCCGCCTTTGCCACCGCCACCACCACCGCCGGCACCAATGATCAAGTTGCGATCTTTGTGTGCCATATCAAGCTTCCTCCGTGTTGATACCGGCAGAGATCACAATGGATCCGATTAAACATTCGCCGAAAACAATTGGGACTGGCACGCCTTGCCTGGCTACGTTTTGAATGCCGCTGAAAGAATAGCTTTTGCGAGGATCATTAGTTGAATCGGTACCAGTGGACATTTTTTGAGTCGGCGTCAAAAGTTGAGAAACGCCACCCAATAGAAGGCTGGCACCAACGCCAAACAACACAGAGCTGCCAAAAGCACCTGCAACTCCCACGCCAGCAAATGCGCCAGCGCCAAAACTGACGAACGAAAGCGCCACCAATGCAACGCCAGCAAGAATGCGCCCTACGGCACCGGCTCCAGTCACAACCGGCACAATGCGAATAGGCTCAGCCTGGGCGACTGGGTAATGCAATTGCTCTGGATGCGCACCAGCTTCTAGTTCGGCTTTGCCAACTCCCACTTTGTAGTGCTGGTCAGCCATGTGCACCTTCAGGCCGGGGAAATTGGCCACCAGGAATCTGACTGCTTCAGCCGGGGTACTTACTGCTGCTTTGAAAGTGCGCTTGCCGAGGAACTTGGCCAGCGACCCATAAACCTTGATGACGCGCATCACTGGCACCTGCTGGAATGGCGAAGCACACGGCCTGTGTTCTTCTGATAGTAGCCACCATAAATGTCGCGTGAGCTGAGGCGGCCTTGGATGTGGTGAAGGATGAGTTGATCACCCACATAAACAGCGCAATGGTTGAGGCCGGGGCTATTCAACGAAATCAGCAGCAAGTCGCCAAACTGGATGTCATCACGATCAATTTCGACAAAGCCGGTCTCTTTCCAGCAGCGGTCAAACATCGGATCCTGGTTGAACTCAGATTGCAATGCAGGACGCGGCCAATCACGCAGTTCAAGCATCCATGTTTCCTGATACCACTGATGAGCAAGGCTCCAGCAGTCCTGCACACCCCACACCCATTCACGTCCTAGCAATGGGGCTTTGAAGCCTGATGGCTTGGTCTCGGTCCATGCTTCGGTGCCAGGATTGACAATAAACCACGGCAAACCGGACTTTTCGCAGGCCACCAGATCCGCTTGGCTTGGTGTCGCTGGTGTGGTGGGGTGGCTATGGACAACCGCCATCACCTCGCCTGCTTCCTCAGCAGCAACAAAATCATCCGGCGCTAGAACAAAAAACTCATCGCCCTCGGCCAGGTTGTTGCAAGGCCAATAACGCTGTCTGCCCTTGACTACGACCAGCAAACCACAAGCCTCCCTTGGCGCTTCAGCCAAGGCGTGCTCAAGGGCGTCTTGCTTCCAATTATCCATAGAAAGTACCTAGCGAGGGGAAACTGCCAAATGGCAATTCCGCATTCGCACCAAATCTTGCTTTGCAACTAGACAATCGCTTTCCGCAAACGTCTTTGGCAGGATCGACGGTGATTAACGATGAAGCGCCGGAAACAATCCTTGGCTCAACACTTGACGTATAGCCCGAAGCCCAAATGGCTCGATTGCCGCTGTCAAATAGGACAAGGTTGCCGTCATTTTGCATCACTAAATTGTTGTTGGCGTACCCGCTGGTGCCAGTGATTTGAATCTGAGGACCGGCATAGGTAAGAGTGCCAACAGGTGTATTGCGGAACGGGTTATTGCCGCTGAGGTTGACCGTTGCATTAAAGGTTTCGTTGACCTGCCAAAAGCCTTGGGATCCGACAATGGTTGCCGACTGCAATTCCCATTTGTAATTTTGACCGCTCCAGTGACCGGGTGGGAACTGAACTGCGCTGGCTGTAAACCTGATGCTTGCGTAGCGGCCTGGGGATAGGTCCGTTGGTGAAGCAAAGGTGCGTGTTACAGAGGCAGACCCGCCGCCATTGGCACTACCAAATAACTCCCATCCAAACGATGCTGAGCGGCCTTGCGAAATGTCCGCTGGCACCCAGCCAATAGCGCCTCCCGAATCTCGAATAAAGTCAATGCTAGTAACGCCTACGCCAGTGTTTGCCGTGTGAGTTTGCCATATGTATTTATTGGCATTGACATCAATAATTGTCAGATCACCATCAATCCCGTTGCGAAGTCTGTAGGATCCATTTCCAAATACAGTGTTGCTAGTCCAAACTGCAGTTCCATTTTTGGAGTAAACAACAAGGTTCCCATCAGCCTGCATGATGGCGCGATACCAACCGTTGTTGGAAACCATCTGGTTGGATGAATACAGACTTTGGCCAAAACCGAGACTGCTAAATGTATTGGTAATGTTGGGCGCTGGGTCTGTGAGAACCGTGTCGTCGTATTCGTTGAAGTAGGTGGTGCCTGTGTAGCCGCACTCGGGACCGCGATAGGTCCATTGGCAGATGTTGGCAATGCACTGACGTTTTGGAGCACGAACACCGGCAAGATCAAATACGGCAGCCAACTCAAACTCGACAAAATCACGGTTTTCGTTGGCTTTGCGATCCACGTAATAGATCTCACGGGGCATTTCATCGTTACTTGGCGTGCCATAAGGATTGACACCACCTGCAAAATTGATGGGATCAAGAAAACGGCTAAGGGTGCGAATGCGAATAAACTTTGCGCCGGTCAGGTCATTGCCAGGCGTAATCTCGTTAACGCCAAGCAACAATGCCGAAATGCTGCCAAGCAAATTAGCGACTTTTACCTTGGGTCGGGGCAATTGACCGTTGCCACTGTATTCAAAACCTTCGACTTCAACAGGCAAGGCTTGATACACGTTGGTCTGCCACACAACATCACCCGATGGAAGAGTTTGATTGACACCACCGTGAAAACGCACGATTCCATTACTGCCGTGCAACTCTTGAACAAGATGCAGCTCATACAGCTCGATGATGGCGTAAGGGGAGCTTTTGAGCAGCTCCTGAAACATCTCGCTCATGGCTCAAACACCTGCACAAACGTTGCCGTGATGCTGTTGTTGTTGTAACTGCTCATTTCCATATTCCATTCGCTGCAAACGTATTTGCCGGCGCTGCCGCGTGGTGGTGTCCAGTCAAACGATTCAACGCCTGCCCTTGCTTCTAAAAATGCCAATATCCCATCGCGTTCAGCATTGGTCCGATTGGCAAAAGTGAGCTGCCAGGATTTGGAATCGGTATTGAGCCCATAGCGCAACCGCTGTTCATAACCGTCGCCAAATTGCACCTTGGCAACACGCGGCTTGCTGGCTTCGCTAGCGCTATAGCTCGGGGTGTAGGTGAAGGTTGCCATAATTATGCCGCCAGGAGGCCACCTGGGCGTTTCTGTTTAATCATCTCAGCTTGCACCGCTGCTGCAACCACCCGAGCCAACTGATTGCCCTTGCCAGAGTCGCCCTGCACGCTGCTGCCTTTGGCATCCACGCTCACGTTAATGGTGGTGCCACCGCCGCCGCCAGCAACGCCGAGCTTGCCATCAGCGCCACGCTTAAGGGGGATGATAGCCTCAGGACCAGCTTCGCCCATCAGGCCAATGCCCTTGGCAAAGGGAAAAATGGTGGGGCGATCCACGATGCCGCCCATCGCGTAAGGCACGATGCCGTTGGCAGCAAAGACGTTGCCGTTGGCGTTGAGTTTCAAGGCGGGAAATAAATTGCCAATCCCTTGCAACAGCGGCTTCATGATGGCCTGTTGAATCGCAATGCGGATCAGCTGCTTGATGATCTCGTTTGCGAAATCCTTGAAGCTGGCTTTGCCAGTGGTGACGAACTCCACCAGCTTGTCTTCCAACCCTTGAAATACGTTTTTGGTGACGTTGGAAATGCTATCCGCCAGGCTGCCGATGCCCTCCAGATAGCCGCGAATGCCTTTAGCAAAACCAAAACCGGCATCGTTGGCTAGGCGGTCCATCTCTTTAAATTGCTGCATGAGCGCATCAAGCTGCTCTTGTAGTCGCCTTGCCTCATCCGTAGCACCGCGCCCGTTGGCCTCTTGAATGCGGCGTTGGTAATCGTCGATTTCACGCTGGCGCTGCTCAGCCTCGCTGCCCTGCGTGGCACCGATGATGGCGTATCTGCTGCGGTTGCGAATATCCCCAATAGCTTTGGCTTGCTCTTGTGCTTGCTGTTTAAGCGCTTGAGTGGTTGCTTGGGTTTCAAGTTTTTGGTCTTGTTGAAGCTTAAGGCGTGCCTCGGCTTTTTTAACAATTGAATCGGTGTAAGCAATTTGCTCTTTGAGCGCACGACTTTGCGGATCCATTTCTTTAACTGCATCTGCCAGCTTTTTTTGAAGCTCGTTTTCAATCTTTAGCTCTTCAAGCTTTTCCTGTTTGTTAAGTGCATTCAAATGCGTTGCAGAAGTTGCCGCAATTAACCCGCGAGCCTTGAGGTCATTTTCTTGCAGTAGCAGATCGTTAATTTCTTTTTGACGTTCTAAATATGTAAATTGTTCTTGAGATGCAATTAGGTCTAGCCTTAGCTTTTCGCGTTCGGCGGCAAGCCTTGCGGCTTTATCGGCTGCATCTTTGGCGCCGGTATCTAGCGCGGAGAGATTGGGAATAAAAGCATCGGGCTTGAAAGAATTTGTTTTTTCGTTGTTGCTTTTTGCATTTGGGTTATTTGAAGCGCCCATGCTAAACGCCCGAAAATATACTGAAGCTGCATACCCGCCAGGTAGCGTATTCAAAACATTTTGCCCCGCTTGCCCTATTGCTGAACGTAAAGGGGCGGGAAGGCTGTTCCACCAGCCGGCAACAGTGGTGCTAATAGTAGCAAAAGCACTTCTGGCTTTAGAAACAAGCCAGCCAAACATTTTGCCAAAGCCATCTGCGACAACACTGGTGACATTTGCTGATGTTTCAACAAAGCCTTTCATGCTTTTGTTGACTGCTTCAAACGCAATTTTGGCGCTATCCGCAATGGCTTGCATTGCGCTTTGAAAATCTTCTTTTACGACAGTCCAAACATTGTTTGCCCAGTTCTGAAAATCTTTATTGTTGTTGTAAAGCGCCACACTTAAAGCCGTGAGCGCTGCGACGCCAGCAAGCGCCCAGCCCCATCCAGGGATCGCGTAAATGGCTGCCGATAGCGCTTCAATGCCACCAGTGAGCAAAGGCATCACGCCACCTGCTAGGGCAGCCTGATAACGCAAAATTTCGAGCCCGTTAGCGGCGATGGCAAACGCTGCTCCTGCGCCGCTAATCAACCCGGTGATCGGTCCCCATGAGATAGCCAAGATGGCGCCGGCCACGGCGGTTGCTTTAACCGGTCCTGGCAATTTGTTGAACGCATCAATGGCGCCGCCGACTACATCGGTGATTTTTTCCAACGCCGGCAGCAGCGCGATCAACAAATCAGCGCCAAGAGCACCGACTTTGCCGCTGAGCATTGCAAGCTTATCGCTGTACTCATCCGCCCTTTGCGCAAAGGCGGTGGTCATTTTGACCTTGAGCTTGTCAATAGCATCGCCGCCCATGTTGAGCAGCGGGATCATGTCCGCGCCCGCCTTACCGAAATACTTCAGCGCCAATGCCGTTTTGGCGACGCCATCAGGCATCCGTTTGAAGCGGTCTGCGATTTCAAGAAAGACGGAATCGGCAGATTTCAAATTGCCGCTGGAATCTTTAACGGAAATGCCGAGCGCTTTGAAAGCTGCTTGCGATTGCGTGCCACCAGTGCCGGCGTCGAGCATGGCCTTGCTCAGCTTCACAAGGGCTTTGCTGACGCTTTCCAGATCCGTGCCGCTAACCGCTGCGGCCTTTTTGAATCGCGCTAACGCCTCAACGCTGACGCCCGTGCGCTGAGACATATCGTTCAGCGCATCACCGGCTTCCAATGCGTTCTTGGCCAGCCCCACAAGGCCAGCCACAGAGGCAAGCGGAGCCAAGGCGCCCAACGCACCGGATAGGCCAGCAGACGCGCCAGCGAGACCACGCATGGCGCCTGTGACGCCCTTGGCCGTGCCTTCCACGGCGGCAAGGCCACGGTTGAGCGAAACGATATTGTTGACGCCTTCAACGTTGGCTTTGATATTCAGCGCGGCGTTCATATTCATCGCCATGGCCTAGCCCTCCCGTTTGGCGATCACAGCAAGCACCGCGCCTTCCATCACCTGCAAATCCTCCAGGAGCGAACGCTGGTCTTCCACTTCGTACAGTTTAAGCAGCCACGCCACGGCGCCATAGTCCAAGCCGGTGATGCCATTCATGCCAACGCGCCATTGCGTCTGCGCACGCATGAACATTTCAAGCGCTGGCCAGTTTTCTTCCCACACCTCGAAGTCATCCGACTCCCCATGGTCGGCCGGCAGCACCACGCCCAGCACTGCTGCATCTTCGGGTGTTTCATCCTTCACCCCGCCGCCAGCCCAGTGCTCGGCGGCCTCTATTAGTTTTTTCTCTTGGCTCCCTTGAGGGAATCAAAAAACGCTTCGACCACAGCAGCCGTGACAGCAGGCACGTCTAGAACCTGCTGCTTGGCCTTCTCGGAAAATGGCACCTCGCCACCTTCGCCATCTTCAACGCCGGACCAGCCGACCAGGATCTCATCAGCGATTTCCTGGTCGGTGATCATGCCGTCGGTGTCCTCATCGCGCTGAATGGCGCGAAGGCGTTTCATCACGGACTCTTGGATCTCAATGATCCGACTTTGCTTGGGGCGTTTGAACTCAGCGTCAAACGTTTGTTTGGCAAAGCGCCCACCATCAACGGGGATGTCAAAAGTGACAGGCCAGTTGTAAGTGTCGGATTGCTTGAGAACAAAGGCCATGCAGTGCTCCTTAGGTGAAGGCGAGACTCATCTCATCGTTGCCTGCGGTGGTCGGGGTGAACACCAAGGGCAGGGACAGCATTTGAATGCCGTTGAGATCAGAATACGCCGGTTGGGAAAGATCTGCTTGGTTTGCGGTGAAAGTCACCTTATTGCCAGCAGTGGTTCCATGCAGGAAGCTAACCGCACCAGTGGTGGTGCCAGTGCCAATGCTGAAAAAATCCTTCGTGGCAATGGTGGGTGCTTCAATCATCGCAGTGCCAGAAGGCTTGCGATCAGTGATCAGCACTTGCTTGGTGCCGCCGACCAGCTCGCGGTAAAGCACGCTGTTGGCCATCTGGAAGTCAAACGACTGAAGGATGCCGGAATAGCTGTAGATCGAGAACGAGCTGGTATTGCCGTTCTTGAAGATCAGCGGCGTGGCTTGGTTGGTGTAAGTAGCAGAAGGCAGCGCCGTATCGGTGGGGGCGTTGTAAACGCCGGTCATCGTGAACTTCAGGGTTGGAATAGCCCCAACCTGACAGTTCATCTCAAATGTGCCACGAGCGCCGGTAACAACGTGTTTAATGCCATCGTTGTGCATGTAGATGGTGCAGGAGCTAAAGCTGCTGCTGACCGGGGCATAAGTTACCGAAGTGGTCGCCACGACGGTTTCACTCAAGCCACAGGCTTTTAAAAGAGCGCCGTAGTTAGGAGCAGTACCAGCGGCACCAGAACCAGCCAGTTCCACTTCAAACGTCACTTCGACGCGAGTGTTGGCCAGCAGTTGCTCGTAATTGCCCAGGTAAGGACGGATTAGATCACGAGAAACAACGTCCGACTGCATAGGCACGATGTCCAAGTTGCGCACTAGGACAGCATTGGTCGTTCCTGTTGGGACGGAATCAGTCCCTTCAGTCGTTTCCGTTTTGGCCAAGATTAGGCGCTTGCGTGTCAGCAGAGCCATCGCTCAATTCCTCGGGTTCAGGGTTTAGAGGTTTGGCCGGCTCTGTCCGCTCAATGAGCTTCCTCTTGCCGGTTTTAGAGTCCAGGAGGTAAGTGCCACCTTGACCCCAGTATTCGTCTTCCATCGTAGCCATTACGGGTTCGCCAGATTTGTGAGGGAGGTGCGATAACGAATGATGTAATCACACATGACGACGCCGGCTGGTTGGTCGGCTTCGACTAGCTCCCAGTTTACGGACTGCGGAATGGTGTCCATCGCATAGCCGCCTTGAGTGAGGTCAGCCATCACCTTGCCGTGCAGGGATTGAATGGTGGCATCAGCCAATTGATCTGGTGCGGTGCCTCGAACGATCACGGCGATGCGCACGGTCAAGCTCCAGTCCAACGTGGGCAGGCTTGTATTTTCTTGCGCTGTGTCGCTGATGGGTTCCACCACAATTGCGGGACTTTCCCCACGCGCCATGGCTTCCACGCGACTTCGATAGATCCGTGTGCTGACACCAGTGGTCCCCGCCAATGCGGTGACGATGTTGCTGATGATGGATTCGCGGCGGGTCGTCATGCG